GCCGGGACCGGCCACCACATCCTCGAACAGAACGATGCCGAAGTCGTTGTACGGCAGGCGGCGCGTGGCAGGCTTGCCGTACCCGTCCTCCAGCAGGAAGTCGTACGTGTTCTTGTAGCCATCGGGGAACTTCTGCGCGATCCCCATGTACTCCAGCAGTTCCCACGTCGCGCCGTCGTCGCGCGACACCTTCACCCGGTACGCGCTCTGCCCGTCCGTGGTCGGCACCTGGACGTACGCATAGATGCACCGGATCGACGCGCTATCCTGCACGCGCATCGGGATGACCACGGTGTCCGCGACCGCGAGGGCGCCAGGAATCTGGAACGTGTATGCGCCGCCGTTGCACGTCCGGTCACCCGGCATGTAAGGCTCGCTGTGATGGCCCAACGGGAACGTGACGAACGTGCCGTACCCGAAGTTGTTGGCCACGCCGACGACCGCCGCGACCACGCAGGCTGTCGGGAGCTTCGCCTCGATCCGCGCAGGGAGTCCGGGCGTCCGGAAGAAGCCTTTCTTGACGGAGTAAGTGAACGTCTTGCTGTCGAGTTTGAAGAACCGGATGCCCTTCGCGTGCGGCGTCCGGAGCGTCTCGAAGGAGGCCCAAGGCCAGTCCACGCGCTCGTCGCCCACCACCTTCCTCTGGAACTGGAAGTCGCCGGAGGGCACCACATCTCCCTCCGCGCCGGGACCGACGATCTGCGCGCACTCATAGCACCGCCTATACCCAACGTCCGGACTCTTGGCCTCGTCGTTGAAGACGATGTAATCGCCCACACGGAACACCTTCGACGTGCCCGGATTCATCGTGCAAGCCACCGTAACCGGGTCGGTGTCCCGGTCAATCGCGGCGTCGAGGCTGGCCCAGAGATCGGTCGCCAACTCGTCCACGTAGAACAGCATCATCGTGATCTCGTGCGCCGAGACGATGTTCATGTTCCCTGCGGCGTCCGGTTGCACCTCCATCTCGTCCAGGACGAACGTCCCATAGTCGGAGAGCTTCGGCGTGCCAAGGATGATCCCCGGCACTCCCGTGTCGTACAGGATCTCCTCCGGCACCGGCGTCGGTTCCACGTCGGCGGGCTTCGGGCCAGCCACTAGGTCGTACATCGAGTCCGTGGTCGTGCGGCCTTGCACGTCGATGGAGAAGTCCTTGTTGAGCCTCCACGACATGACACGGAACTCCCCGGCGCCACCGGGCATGTCCGCATGGGTCATCGAGCAGACCATCCCCGGCTCGGTGTTGAGCGCGAGCGCCGTGGTCTTGAACCCGATCTGGCGCGCGGCTTTCCACTCCGCTGCGCTGGTCCCGCCCAACTCCTCCCGCAGCCGGGTGCTGATGATGCGCGCGGCCTGGCTCTTGGTGGACGCGCCGCAGAGGTTGACGCTCGACTTCAGGTACATCGGACCCGCGCCGCCGCCGATGTAGGAGGCGTGGTCGATGTCGTACACCGCCACGCTGTTGTTCACGAACGCGAAGTCCTGGTCCGCAAAGTTGGCGGTCAGGTGGTTGAAGGACGGCTTGGCCGGAGCCAACTGGAGGCTGCGGAAGAGGATGTTGCCCTCCGTGAACGCCTCGACCACGCTGCTGTTCTCGCGGATACCGATCCGGAGCTTCCCGAACGAGAACGTGTAATAGCCGAGGCAGTTCATCAGAACTTCCTGGAGCCAGTCCCGCAGAGGCTTCTCCTCCTGGATCGTGCCGCGGAACGCGAACTGCGTCTCCATCCCGACGCCGACCAGTTTGGTAACGGAGTCGTTGCAGATCGCGGCGGCGGCGATCGCCGCCTGCACGTCGAACAAGGCTTCGGCGGCGTCGAGTTGCGCCGTCGTCGCATCCGCGCCAAGCCGGAGGCCACGCGCACGGAAGACCATGTTGACCGCGATCCAGACCGGGTTCACCATGCACGGCCCGCACACGCGCACGCCGGGACTGGTCCACACCCAGCCACTCAAGCCCTGCGCGATCGTCGCGATCATCGCGTGGTCGCCGGGGCTGGAGAGTTGCAGGCCCTTCGCATCCGACCTGCGGATCACGACGAACGCCGTGCCCGCCGCGAAGTTGTCCAGGAACGTGGAGTTGCCGGAGTACACCTTCCGGAAGTCGCCGCCCGTCAGGTTGCCGGATTGGTCGAGGGAGAAGAAGTCGCCCGCGCCGGCCGGATCGGTGCCCAGCACCGTCCGGAGGCCATAGTCGTTCTTGGGGAAGCCGTGGTGCGCCTGCCCGTCGAGTGTGTGCCCCACGAGCGTCTCAGCGTTGCCGTCGCCGTCCTTGTCCTCGTAGTGGGTCGGGGTGTACGCCACGAGCGGTCCCTCGCCCACGATCCCCAACGCCTCGTAGAAGTCGCTCTCGTCGCGGCCAGCCGCCACCTTGCAGTTCACCGGCATGGCGGTGTCCGTGTACACCTCCGGCAGCACTTGGTCGTAAATCGAGTCCGCGACCAGCGACACGCTGGTGAGCATGGACCGACCGAAGCCCCACACGCCGGTCGAGTTGTCCTTGATCCGGACGCCCTGCGGCACCGCGATGATGCCGCCGTAATAGAGCTTCATGCCGTGCGCGAGGCACCCGTTCGGCGTGTCATAGTTCTTGTCGCAGGAGTTGGCTGCGGCGTCCGGAAAGTGGACCGGATCTATCGCGCCGTGATCGGCAAACGGGCACGCCTGCGAGTTGAATGCCTTCCAGCAGGTGCGGGAGATTTTGCGCGTCGGGTACGGCAGGTTCAACTCGTACAGGCCGTCGGACCCGGTGACCTTGAACTCCGGCCCAGCATCGCAGGACCAGTTGACGATATCGCCCTTCCAGAGATCGACCTTGACGCCCGTGCCCACGTGGAACAGGGAGAACGAGATCGTGGCCCGGTACAGGTCCACGTCGTTGGCGAGGTCGCGCATCACACGGTCGGCGTTGCCGAACGTGAACGAGGCGTCGTCGGACTCATTGCCCATGCCCTGCGAGATGCCGTCGAAGTCGATCAGCCGCGCCTGGTAGAGTTGCCCGCCGACCGTGCAACGCCGGTCGGAGAGATAGATCGCGGGATACCCGGCTTGGAGAGGCTGGATCTTGATGAGCGGAACGACCTGCTGGACCTGCGAGAGCAGAGCGGTCTTGAGGCCATCCGAAGGGAAGCGGGTAACAGTCGAGTTGAGCGTGTAGGCCGGAGGCGCGGCGGGGATCTCGACCAGCGTCACGCCGATGGAGCAGATCCAGTCCGCGACCATCGCCCAGGAGAGAGGCTCGTTCTCAAACCGGCACGTGACTGCGGTCGTCCCGTTGCCGTCGTCGTTGGGCGCGTTGTAGGTGAACGCGCCGTACGGTCCATACTTCGACTCCCAAAAGTTCCGGAGCGCGATGCGCTGGGTGTCGTTCATCCACGAGCGCCGCACGGTGAACCGCCGCGCGCCCGTGCCCAGCAGGAACCGCTGCTCGATCTTCGCGTTGCCCGACCCGAACTGATGGATGGCCACGTCGGGATGGCTCGCGCGCCCGTACGGGTACTCGGGGACGATGGGAAACGTGCCGGAGGCAGCGATCTCCGGAACGGTGATGTTGCCGATAGTGTCAGACATTGGTTAACGCCTGCTTCGGTTGAAACTCGATGTGGATGTGATCGACTTCGAGGAGCACGTCGAAATCGGCGCCCAGGCACTCCTTGATCCGGGCGATGACCTTCTGCGCGTCGGCGGGCGCCAGGTCACGCGTGCGAACGTCGATGGCCGCGCCCGCATAGTGGAGGGAGCCGGTCGTGTGCTTGCCGTCCACGCACGCCGTGATGGTCAAGTCGTGGCCCGCCTCTGCGTACACGCGTTCCGCGGCAACCGCCGCGAGGAGGATCGCTGGCCGCATGCCGGTAATCCGCACTCCAGGTTTGATGAACAGCATGGTCTTCGTTGGTTACGCGAGTTCGATCAGTTCGATCTGCACGTCCGACCGGCCAGGCGTCACGGACTGGCTCCAGTCGGTGTTGAACCGGACGACGTACCTACCGGTCACCGCCACGCCAGTCGGGTCGTACGAGAACTTCGGGTTCGTCTCGTACGGGTCGTAAAAGTAGAACGGTTCGTGGGTGCCGTTCCGCGCATCGTAGAACGCCCGGAGCGCGGCCAACTGCCCGGGCGTCAGCCGCTTCGTCAGGTTCCATTTCTTACGGCTAGTCGCCGCCTGAGCCGACCGCTGCGACTCGCCGTTCCGGTACTCGTTGTCGATGACCGGGTACTCGCGCGTGTGGGTGAACGCGCGAGACAGGGAGTTGGGCAACACCGTGGTCGGCGCGGCGTTTGCAACGGAGCCGGGCATTACGAAGTCACCAGGCCAGGGCTGAGTTGGAGGCTGGTCAATTCCCGCCGGCCAGCGTTCGACTTCGCCGCACTCAGGGACGCGCCCGCGACGACGCGCGGGTTACTCGCGATGGCGTTCACCGCCTCGCCACGCAGGAGGCTCGTGGTGGCAGGCCCGTCGAGTTGAATGACCACCGGCCCCGCGCCGGAGGCCATGCCACCGCCAATACCGTCGAGCGTCGGGAGACCGCCCATGCCGGGGATCGATGCGCCGTTCGAGTAACCCGGCGATTGGTAGAGCAACCCGCCCTTCTGGACGAGATCGAGCGGGTGGACCGTGGCGGGCATCCCTTTGGTCGCCTGCCCCGTGCTCATGGCGTACAACTGGATCAGGTCGCGGATCTGCTGCGTCCGGATCGCCATGTCGAGGTTGCCGCCGTACGATTGCTTCGCGGTATCCACGATCTGCTGGAGGACGCCCTTGTCGGGGATATCGACCCCGTACAGGTCCTTGATCTTCTGGCGGGCCTTCTCGACCGCGCCTTTGATGAACAGCCGCACCATCCCCGCCGCGAACCCGGCAATGGCTCCGATGGCAGCGCCCAAGGGACCGCCGAACTTCGCGCCGATGAGCGCGCCGCCACCCGTCGTCTCCGCGACCCCGATCTTGCCGCCGCGCCGGAGCCCGTCCATCACGAGCATCGCGCCCGCTGCCAGCATCGCGCCGCCCTTCATTCCGCCGACACCCTTCGCGTCCGCGACCTTGTACGGATCGCCGCCGATCTCGTCAATCTTCCAGCGTTCGGGTTTGTAGCCGATGTTGCCGAGGTTGGTGAGCATGTCCTTCCATCCGGAAATGCTCTGCTTGAGGTTGGCGAGGATGGCGACGCCAGCCTTCGACGTGACGCCGCCACCACCCGCCGCAGCACCGGCGCCGCCCATCGGGACGCCGCCGCCACCCCCGCCTTGCGGCAGGAACGGAGGAGTGCCCCAGCCACCCGCCGCGCCGCCAGGGATCGGCCCGCCGCCAGTCCCGCCAAACACCGGTGCCGCGCCGATGCCCAGCAAGCCACCCAGCCCGCCCAGCATCCCGCCGCTACCGCCAGGCCCCGCACCGCCGCCAGCAAACGTCACCTTCTGGCCGGTGAACATGTACATCAGCGTGGCCGCGACCCGCGACGTGACGACGTCCTTGATGGCGGTCAGGAGCGCGGTCTTGAGGGAGTTGCCGATGGCCTTCCACACCGACTGCGACTTGGTGAGGAGAGCGTCAAACACGCCGCCCGCTTGCTGCTTGAGGGACTCGAAGATCTGCCGGTTGTGCTCGCGCACCAACTGCGTCGTGCGGTTGGCGGCGTTCTCGCGGGCCGCGCTGATCGCGGCGTCGTTGGCCTCGTCGCCCTGGTCGCGGATCTCCTGCCGTTGCCCCTTCAACTCCTCGATGCGCGCCTTGATCTCGTCTGCCTTGTACCTCAGCCGGGTGAGGTTCAACTCCTCCTCCAGCAGCATCCGGCGCGTGTCCATGTCGTAAAGCGCCTGCTTCACCTCGTGGACCTTCTCCAGATAGTCGATCTCGATGGCTGCTTTCTGCTGCTCGACCGCGATCTTCTGCTGGAGAGTCTGCGGGTCCAACGACTCCACTTGCCGGAGACGCGCGTCCCGCTCAAAGCCCGCCCGCTGCTCCTCGAAGGCGTACACCGTCCGGAGATGGTCCAGATTCTTCTCCGCGATATCCACGTCGTTCTTGAGACGCTCCTGGTATCGCTTGGCCTCGTACTCCATTTCCTTCAGGTGCTTCTCGTCCTCGTCCCTGAGGTAATCGGCGAGGGTCTTCTTGTTCTCCAGGGCGAAGTGGTCCCTGAACGCCTGGAACTTCTTCTGCATCGTGTCGATGATCGACTCCCACGCCGACTTGGTGAGCGCGACCTGATGCGTGCCCTTGTCATCCACGAACGTGGTGCGGCGCGCGATCTCCGCGTTCATCTCCGCAACGTCCTTCGCGTACCCGGTCTTGCCCGCGCCCGTGGCGGCGATGGACTGGTCTTTGAAGTAGGACTCGTTCTCCCGCTGCCGTTTCTGGACCTCGATAGCGAGCTTCAACGCCTCCGGGTCTGGCTTCGGCTTCCCGCCGATCTGGAGTTTAATCCCGGTGTCGAAGCCCTCGAAGGACTCGCCCGCTTCGAGCTTCCGGCCGGAGATCAACTCGCGGATCTGGTCGTCCGTCATCCCGCGCTTCCGGAGGTCGTCAATCTTGACCTTGCCGGAGCCAACGTCCTTGCGGAGGGCGTCCGTCTCCATCTGCTTGTAGCGGGCGTCCATCCCCTCCTTCATGTCGGAATACTCTTTGTAAATAATTGCGACCGCGCCGATGATGCCGCCCGCCAGCAGGAAGGCCGGGTTGATTGCCATCGCGAGGTTGAGCGCGCCTTGCGCGAGCGCCCACGCCTTGGTCGCCGCCGTGATGGTGGCGATGATGCCCACCAGGACCAGCGTGCCCTTACCAAACTTCTCGATGGCGTCGGTGTGGTCGCTGAAGAAGGACACGGCGCCCTTCAGGAGGCCCACAACCGCGATCAACTCGCCCTGGAACGCCTTGCCGACGTCCTCCCGCAGATCCTTCATGTCGCGGGAGAGCTTCGCCATCTGCCCGTCGTACGTCCCCGCGGCTTCCGCAGCGGCCCCATGGATGGTCTTCGACGCCTCCACGATGGCGTTGTACCGGACCTGCTTCACCTCCAGGTCGGAGAGCGTCTTGCCGTGCAACTGCGCCTGCAAGCGTGCGACCTCCTCTGCCTCTGCCATCTTGGGGAAGAGGCTCATCGTCCGGAGTCCGCGCTCCTGCCCCGTCTCGATCGCCAACATGAGCTTCTCGAAGGCCTGGGTGGCGTCCAGCCCTTCGGTGTTGACGGCGGCGGCGTCCTTGGCGATCTTGGCGAGGCTTGTGGCCTTGTCCAATCCGATATCCGCGATGATGAGCTTCTGGACGTTGGTGGTGGCGTCTGCCGCCGCGAAGCCCACGTTGCGGATGGCCTCGATAGCTTTCTGCGCGGCGCCAGCCCCGTCGCCGTGCGCCTTGGCAAGTGTGCGCGTAATAGCAACGGCGCGGTCGGCGTGCGCCGCTTCCTTCGCCGCCTCGATAGTCCACTCCTTCGCGAACTCGATGGCATTCTTGATCGCGTCCGCGAGCAGATTGCCAGCAGTGGCGCCCTTGACCATCGAAGCAGTCATGCCATCGATACCGCCCGAGGCGGCACGCGCCGACTTCGTGGCGGCGGTTTCGATGCTGTTCAGGTTCGCGTTGACGCTCTTGATCGACTGGTTCGCCTTGTCCACCTCGACGGTGACGACCAGTTCGATCTGGTTGTTACTTGCCATGAGTGTTCGTCCGCTCGCGATCCAACTGGTCCCGCTCGTCGTCCAGGATCAGCATCGTGTAGAACTCGTCAGCCCGGATATCGTCCAGCCCGACGTGGATTCCCAGGTTCAATGCCGCGCGCAGATCGAGGGCGCGCCGGATGAGCAGACCGGCTTCGGAAGTCTGCGCGGCATCGAGTTGGTCTTGGGGGCAGTGGTCGCACCGGCCACCATCCGGCGCGTCCGGACACAGGCCCGGATCGCATAACTCATCGCGCCGGAGTGCCCAATGCACGAGGTAGCGGAGGGAGGGATTCTCCGGCCACTCCCCCGCTAAAAATTTGCGTCCCGATCCTCCTGGAAGGAGGCGTCGAGCGCGTCGATGGCGGCTTTGACCGCGACGGCCTGGTGGATGACCGGAACCTCTCCCGCGTACCCTTCGGTCGCGTCGGTGAGCTTCTTATACAGGTCGCCTGCCGCGCGCACGTTGATGGTCAACTCCTGCCGGTTGAACGGCAGGTCCAGTACGCGCGCGAAGCCGCGCCGGTACTGGTTCACGTCCTTCGCGGAGGGCATCTTCAGGAGGTGCGCAACAGTACCGCCCAGGACGCGCAACTCGACACGGAACGAGTCGCCCGCGAGCACCACGTCGTCCACGTCGCAGGTGGCCAACTGCTCGATGACCTTCTGCGCCTCGAACGCATCGACTTGGGGCCCTTCCTCGGTGCGGATCTTCGCCAGCAGCGCGGCGTCGATATCCTCGCCGTTCGGGATCGTCGTTTCAGAGATCCCGCGCCCGAGTTGCTTCACAATGACCTTGCGGCGGCGCTGGCGTTCGGCCCACTCGTCGTCGGAAGGGAAGCGGACCCGGACGGTCTTCGTACCGTCCGGGCCGCGGAGTTGAATCGCCACCGGCCTGGTGGCGTCGAAAACAGGAGAGTTGGTGTCCATCGAAAGTGTCCTTACGAGCAAATTGCGTCCACGACCGTCTTGCCGACCGCCGTGAGGATGCCGTTGGTGACGTGGTACATCGGCAGGCACTCGACCGCGACGGTGAGGATCTGGTCCGTCTCCGCGATCTCGACCACGGAATAGGTCACCTGCTGCCACGTCAATTGGAGCGAGTTGTTCGCGTCGTACGCCAGCGTCACGACCGCCGTGCCGGTGGTCTGCGCTTTGAGCTTCGTGTACTCGTCCGATCCGTTCATGAACCGCGCGACGAACTTCAGATTGCCGACGCGATTGCCAAATTCCAGCCTGCCGCGGATCGCGCCGGTGGAGCCATCGCCCGGAGTCTGAAAGCCGGAGCCGGGGAAGAAGCCTGCGTCCATCCGGATGTTGTTCTTCCAGCCCGTCTCCAGGGAGACGATGTTCTTGTTGGTCACATAGTCCACGCCGTTGATAGAGAGCGTCAACGAAGCGGACGGCAGGAGTTTCTCCGTGGTCGCGGCGGGCATGGTGATGCCGGTCGCCGTGTCGATGACCTTGCCGGAGCCGACCAGTTCGACGCTGATCTTGCTGTTGGCGCGGCCAGGACCGGAGCCAACGGTGATCTGGAACCCCTCCACAGCCATGCCAACCGCCTGCCGGTCGAGGACGACGCCCGCGCCGGGACGAATCTGCTCGACGTACGAGAGGTACGGTAACTCCGCGGCATCGCCAGCCGCAGGCATGAGCGGAGTGCAGGTGTACACGTACGGACCAGCACCGCTCTTGACGACCTTGCCCAACGCGAACGCAACCGCCCACGCGCCGATCTCCGCACTGAGATACTTCTCCAGCGTGGCGCCCACGTCCCACGCCGTCTTGAACGTGGCGGTCGGGAACTCGTGGCCCTTGCCGTACTCCTCGGCGTCGTTTTCGGTCGCCAGTTTCGGGTTCGCGAGCGCGGCGTTCAACTTGCTGAACCTCCACATGTCGGCGGCAACCTGCGCCGTTGCGATATCGGCCTGCTTTTTCTTGCCGAAGCAGACCAGGACCTCCTGTAGCCTAGTCGTGGACATTGGTCGTTACCTCCTCCTCCGTCGCGGGCGGTTCGCACTGGCTCCATCCTGCCGTCATCAGCGGCGAGAGGATTTCGGGCGTTGCCTCCACTTCTTTCGGTTCGCCGCAGCCCCATGGGGGCCGCATCCATACGCGGGTCGGTTCATTCATCGCCTATCTCCGTAAATGTGATGGGCACTTCGAAATAGTCCAGTCCCTCCGCATCCGTCTGCCGCCCGATCGACGGGAGGTCCATCGGATAGCAATTGGGGTGAACGGTGACCACGTTCATCGCCACACCGCTCGCGGCCGGAGCGCCCTTGGTGATGAGCCGGAACATCCGTTGATACGGCGTCGGCGGTTCGCCATCGAACGTCTCCCGCGCGCGCAGGAACAACGTGACCTGATGCTTCCACACATCGAACCCGCCGAACGCGCCGGGGGCCGTGCCCTGCCACACCGCCATGATTGACGGTGCGGGCATCTAGTGGATGGCGTGCGTCAGGCT